TGCAGCAGCTGGTTTTGCTGAGCGATCATCCTCGCGGCATTCTCTGCCTCGCGGCGTCGCGAAGATTCTTCCCGCAAACGATAGGAGGGCACGCTGGCCTGCGTGCCATCACTGTCTGCGGAATCCGCGCCCTGGTCGGTACCAGATGTCGTACTGGCGGACGTAAACCGGATCTCGGGCTCGGGATCGGAAGCAGGCTCACTTCCCGCCATGTTATCGGACACGGCACCAGTGCCTTGGGGTTCTACATTATCGGTTTGGAGTACTTCGTCGGGCATTGTCGCAGCCTCTCGCGAGTGTTAGTACAGCTTCCGGCTCGGACTTCCCTTGCCGGCCTTCTTCGATGCCGTCTTCATACCGCCTTTAGACGCCCTCTTTCCGGCGCCCTGCGAACTCTTGGCACCTCCGGTACCACCGTCATACGATCCTTTTTTCGGCATTGCGTGGATCACCTCCTTTAAGTTTGTCGCTGCGCCTTCGTTTGCTTCAAGCGATCCCGCCGTGCCGCTTCCGAACGCAACATCTCTGCTGCCTTGAGAAGCTGCCCTACGGTGAGACCTTCCTCGATTAACACCGGCTCGGGCGTCGGATGTCCGAGGATCTCCGGCGGTGAATCTGTGAAGTCGAAAAATCCAAACCGCAGACTGTTAAGCCGGTTCTGGACGACTTTGCGTTTCGCTTCTACCCCTAATTGCAGCAGCGGCATCTTTCTCCACCCTTTTGAGGTACTCGAAAATATCGCGGACCCCCGCGTGCTGGCCGCTGCGAAACATGCAGTCGTCGATGGTGGCGCCGGGGCGCGTGCTGGCGATAACCTCCATCCCGGTTTTATTGACGATGTCCATGACCTCGCGGAGGACTATGTCCCATCCCGGCGTCAAAGATGTCTCGTAGAGGGACATCTGCTCGGCAACGGTTATCATCTATTGCCCAAGATTCGGGGGCCCGCTCAGAGATCCATTGGAAGTCTGAGCCTGATAGGTCTGAGCAAAGTTGGAGACGCCGGTCTCCGAGGGTATCTGCGCCGCAGCGCGGTTCGCCAGATCCGCGGGGTTGCCCCCAGGTTTCTGGGGCTGTTGCTGCCCCTGTCCCGCCATCTGATTCTGCGTTCCCTGCATCTGCTGCATCCTCTTCTGCTGCTCGGCCTGGGAGTGCTGCTGATAGTGGGCGCTTATAGCCCTCTCCGCATTAGGATTCTCCATGGTCCCCCAGATCGGCCCATTAAGGAAAGACGTGATCTTGTCCATATGCCCCCGGTCATTATCGCCGGGGTGGATAGGCGCCGGAGTGCCGGGACCAAAAGTATGCTGAATCATCTGCGCCGTCTCTTCGTCCTGATCCTTCAGGGTTCCAGCCGACACCGAAGTATGGGGACCTATAAACCCTTCGATCTCGTAGTCGCGATATCCCATGCTTCTAAGGACCTCGGCCGTCACCTCCCACATCCTGCCCATGTCCTGCGTGACAAGAGGATTCTGGATGAGGAACTGGAAAGCCTGCGAGGAGCGCTGAAACCTGTTCTGCTGCGACATCATCCCCACGTTGGCGCCGAGGCGGAAGTCGTACATCCCCCGAAACCAGAGGTCATCGCGGGTGAGGCCCTCGCGGGATATCGAAGACCTCTCGCCTTCAAGGCGGAAGGACCGCTCCCGCGGCCCCCACTGCATCTCCAGATTGTAGATAAGCCGCGCCATGAAAGCGAAACTCTCGGCATCCTGCGACAGGGGCTGGGCAAGGCGGGCTTCGGCTTCAGCCTTCGTTCCTAAAAAGCCAGTGGCGTGTCGAGCGCTTGCGCCGGACTGCGGAGAGATGCCGAGAAAGAGGTCTGTAATACCCATGACCCTCTCGATGATCGTCAGCAGTAGCGTCTCTTCCTGGTGATAGAAGCTGGTGACATTCTGCACCTGGGGTGAGACGATGTCGCGAGGGTCATCGACAGGAACAAGGGCAAGAGGTTTGAGGACAATGCTGGAGGGATCGATGTAGCTGCTGGCGCGAACGAAATACCATGGGAGGTTGGTCGCGACGCCGACATCCACGCGCATGTTGTGGATGGTATCGAGTTCCTCGGAGAGATGCTCGACGATCTCCATGACGCCCATCGAGTAAAAGCGGTTGCTCAACGTCTGGTAGTGCATCTCCATCAGGGGCCTGTCACCGGTCCACACAAGGTCCGTGAGCATGAAGCCCCCGAGGAACACTCGCGGCATCTCCTTGGCGACGAAGAATACCATCTCCTCATCTTCGTCGGTGTCGGGATGGCGGTAGGCGCCGTAGTAGGTCAATATCTCAAACTCGGGATTCTGCCGCTGCTCCTGCGTCGCCGTGCGGTTCTGGGCCTGGGATCTGTTGGTGCCCTCCATCCTGTCCTGCTGGCGCACGCGCTGGTTGTTCTGGGAACCCCCCTGCGTCTGCCCTGTGCGTGTTTGGTCCGAGGCATTGTCAAGCCACCAGTCTTTCACGCCCTTGCCGGGATCTCCCTCATACCTGTCATCTTCGTACATCTCGGTATAGATACCGGCGCGCCATTTCTTCCGCATCTGGGAGAGGGTTTCGAAGTGCCGGACGAACACCCAGTCGGAACCCCCGGGGTTCTTGAGGCGCAGGGGCTGAAGGTTCATCGCCCCGATGGGTGCGACAACATCGTCCCACTCAAGGGGATAGAGGACAGGGCCCCTGTAGAGTTCCCCCTCCTCAATTGTCACTTCCTGCTCTTCGCCGGGAACCTCAATAGGCTCGTCGGTCTCATCGTCATAGGCCGGCCCAAGAAGTTCCGCCTGCTCAGCGACGGGCGTGGATACGCGATAGCGGAAGGAGTCGTTAACGTAGGATATCAGGGATACCGAGGAGCCATGGATAAGGCGGATCTTGGAAGCCCGCGACCACATCTCCCGGGCATTGGCGCGCTTGGGCTGGAGGTGCCACTCTACAAGCTGGGCAGCGTCGCGGGCGATCTCCTGGTCGTCGTCTTCCTCCCAGACCCCCTGGACGAGGGGCATCTGGTTCCACAGGGTGTGGACAAGGCGGGCGTTGAGGGCGTCGACAAGCCAGTAGGGCATCTGAACGTGAAGATGCGAAGATCCCGGCCAGGGTCCCGCGCGCGTCGAAAACTCCTCGACCTGCCCGCGGAACATCTGATCGTAAAGCTGATGCTTGCCGGCCCAGATATTTCGAGCAATGACGCCATCATCGTAGAGAGATACGCACATCTCCGCGATGTCTTTACGCTCCTGGTCACTGTATTTCAGGGGTTCGGGGTCCGGAAAGGTCGGAGCCTGGCGTATCTCTTCAGGACCTGTAGGTGTTCCGAGGTCTTCGGGGGCGCCCATCATCCCGGGCATGCCACCCATGCCACCCATGCCGCTCAGGAGACTGGAGAGGTCCAGGCCCTCAAGGGGGCTTTGCTCGCCGCCACCGCCAGGAGGTAATGCTGCCAAAGGATAGCCCTTTAAAAAAGCCTGGCCGCAGCACCTTGAGGGGTGCTGCCCTCGTGAGTAGCTACGGCCAGGCAATAAAAAACGACCGGATAGCGATAGGCTTGCGCCCGATCAGCACATCGGTCGTTTAGTCAGGACGGTCCATCGGGGGGTGGGCGTCGTCCGGTGGGGTTAAATGCGAATATAAGTAATATTTATCTCACTTGTCAACTTTTGACCACAAGCCCTTGTGTCTGCAGCCAGCAAACCACCTGTATCCAGACATCTCCGAGGCGCCGGCGGAATATCTCCCGGGCCTCATTATCGTCGACTAATGGACCCCCACAGTAGGGGCAGGCGGGGTATTCGATGCCGTCATCCTGCCGCACCCCCTTCCAGTTGCAGGTCTCCGAGGCGCAGGCCCGCATGTAGAGGGCGCAGTCTATCAGGGCCTGCCGCGACTTGTCGGAGAGATCCTCCTTGAAGGCGGTCCAATCCAGGGATGCGTAGAGGTCGGCGAGGGTTTTAATACCCACTGTGTCCCGCTCCTTTCCACTCGTGGCCCGCCTTCTTGCCTCTACTGCCCCAGACCATGGAGGTATCCAGACCATTTATCGCCAGCCACACCGGGATGATATACCGCGGCTCGGATCTCTGCACAGCCTGATCGGCGAGCTCCGTGTGGAAGTTCACCCCCGAGGCAAGGGTGACAAGGCGCCGTTGGGGCTTGTCGCCGACGCCATATATCGGCAGGTCGGTGCCAGGATAGGCGAGGGTCTCATCCAGGACCCTGTTGATATCCTGGCGCGCCGTCTCCAGGTTCACGGGGACATCGCGGATGGCGGCCCGGGTCAACGTCGAGACAAAAGAGGGAAAGCGGTCCCTCAGCATCGGCGTAGGCTCATCGCGATAGTAGGCGATACCCTCGCGCCGCTTGAGACCCTCGACCAACGCCACCGGATCGTTGGGGCAGTAGACGGTAGTAGCGAGATAGGTGTCCTTGAGGCGGATGATGTGGGCGCTGAGATCCGAGAGGAGAACGGCCTCGGCTTCGTCGATGATGATATACTGCCGCTCGGGGCGTCCATGTTCCTCCATCTCGTTGGGCCAGATCCTCTCGGCGGCGACGCAGACGTAGGCGTGGGACCTCTGCCCATAGTCGTTGACCTCTGGGAATCCCACCCCCAATACCGTGCGCCTGACGATATGGGAGAAGTTGGCACTGCCCTCGATCTGAAAGAGGAGTTCGAGGTCCTCGCCGAGGTTGCGGGCCGTCAGGAAGATGACATCAGGCATCGAATCTCCTTCCAGTAATCCTCCCACAGTTGCCGGGATGGTCCACGACGCCACAAAGTAAGGTTAAACTCCCCAAGAAATACGTAATTGTAGAGCCGGTTATTGTGATTGTCGTATACTGCTCCGGCACCGTTCCATTTATCAGCGTGTGGAATAAGCCGCCAGTGCATCGACATCTCCACCCTGCCGAAGACGGTGCGGCATTTCCTGGAACGCTTCCCCGAGCCGGAGCTGGCGCCCGGCGACGTGCTGATCACCAACGACCCCTGGATGGGCACCGGGCACATTCACGACGTCTCCACCGCCATGCCGATCTTGATGT